GGGGGAGGCCCCGACACAGGGTCGGGGCGTAAAGTTTAACAATTAAAGAAAATCAGTCCTAAATAACCGTTCCACTGGGCGATCCAGCAGGAGCTGGAGACTCATGAGGAGGAGGAACAGCGAGGCCAAGCTTACGAGCCTCATCAAGATTGGAAGGGTCCGAACAAAACTCAAGAAACTTCTGAGGGTCGTTTCCAAAACGAGCACGAACATCGGCAGGCATAGCCATGAAAGAATCACGAGCCGTATTCAACGCATCAAGAGCAGTACGATAGTCCGAAACGCCGGTGAAATCGCCATACGTGGGCAGGCGGACGCCTTGGGGCAACTGACCAGTAACTTTAAAACGCTCAAGAAGAACGTTAATGTCAGCATCATCTTTGAATGACTGTTGAGTAAGTGAAGGCTCAAAATCGGAAAGATCAGAAAGCCGCGAGGGCTCAGAATAAGCAGAACGGAATTGAGGAATAGAACGAGACATTATCGACCCCTTGAAGAAACGCGGAGAACATCCACGAGGATTTGAAGGATAGGAGTAAGCTGGGCCGCTTCACGACCCATATTGCCGAGCGACTGGGCAGCTTGGACATCAAGGCCAGTAAGGGCAGTCTGGTTTTCAGTCAAACCAGCTTGTGCCTTGGACAACGCCTCCTGAGCTTTAACAAGAAATTGTTGATCGTTAATCAAATTAATTTCCGAACGCATCTTGTCAATAGTCATACGGAGTTGATTTCCAACTTCGGTTAAGTTGTAACCTTGTTTAATAAGGTTTTGATATTCCTCGCCAAGATTACGAGTAACGGCCTGAACTTGTTGATCGACAGATTTAAGATTAACAACCTCCTGTTTGGTTTTCTGAATTGTCTCTAAACCAATATTGGCAGCAGTTTCAGCTTGTTGGGCAGAAGCACCAGCAGTCTGAATAGCAGCAAAAGATTGAGACGCAGCAGAACCGATATTTTCCGGAACCCAAGAAGCGCCAACAGGGACGGAAGCACCGCCCTGAGAATAAGCCAACATAGGATTAAGACCGGCAGCTTTCATATCAGCCATAGCACGCTGATACGCTGTGTTAGACATCCGCTCCTGAAACTGCATTTGATTAAATGCAGCACCCTCAGCGGCATCATTCCTGCGCTCTCCACCAAACAAAGAAGACGCAGCGCCCAAAATGGGGCCAGCAAGGCCCTTAAGCAGTCCTCCAAGCATGGTCAGAAATGGTCAATCATGCCAGGAACACCATACATCGGAAGGGGCCTAACGGCCTGAACTTCAAACAATGTATCCAAAAGCAGTTGCTTGCCAGTTGACGAAGGAACAGCAATTACACGATCAACCGGAGGATTTTCCTCGATAAAGGTCTGATTCAAAGTAGGAAGAACAGTAAAACGTTGAGCAAGATGCCATATATCCAAAGTGCCAGCAGAAGTACTACGGAACAAACCAGTAATTTGTGAAGGTGCGTATCGCATCTCTCCGAAACGCTCCTGAAAGCCGAAAACGTTATCGTCGGCAGCAGTACCTTGGCAAAATATCTCTTTGTTAAGAACAGATTGTTCGCCAAGATGAGCAAACGCAGGGAAATAAAAATCATAACGAGTACGCCGAGACCAATGACGACGGAGACCCTGCTGATACGTATTCTCTCCGCGAACGTTAATCAAGCCAATAATATAACCATGTTCAGTGGCAGCGTAACGGAAATTATGTCCGTTAAGAGAAATCATAGTACCAGTAGCAGAAAGATTACCAGCAGGAGTAGTAGAGCCAGAAATGCCAGTAGCAGAACTTTGAGGCACGCCATTAATAACAATAGGAGTTGAACCACCGCCAATATACTCCGGACGTTGTAGACGCATGTCAGGAGACTGTACGCCGAAATGAGAAAGAACAATCTCCGTATATCGAGTACCACCACGAGCATCACGCTCTAACAAACGTTGTATCTGAAACGCAAGACGTATAGCATTAATAGTGGCTGCGGTGGCTGTTGAAAGATCGGCGAACAACCCAGATTGATTACCAAACCGAACTTGACCGCTATTAGTGCCAGCGACAACAGCGGAACCAGAACCGTATTGAGCAATAACGTTCGAACCAGAGGTAGAACCAGACAAAGTAATCGACTGGTTGTTAGTAAGAACTGGCGCTGTGGTACCCAAAGGAAGAGTAACAGCATTGCCTTTTTGGGGAAAAGGCAGACAAGAAGTGAAATAGTCATGACGCTTGCCGCGCCGACGCAACGTGAAATCGGCAACGTTGTCAGGCCCATCACCGCGAGGGTCGGGAGCAGAAGCAATCAAATTCTGATCGCGGAACCATTCATTGTATATAAGGTTATACATACGCAAAGGCAGCGACGAATGAGCGTATGAATTGCCAGCAGTAATTTGACCAGCAGTAGGCAAACCAAAATAATCGAAAATACTGTTTACAGCGTAGCCACCAGACGGGCAAGTAATCTGAGGAACGTTAAAAGATATAGAATCGCCGGGGTTTCTCTGTTCACCCATCAGACGTTTCCAATTGTCCCAAACCAACCGATTAGGAACAAAAAAGAAAAATGACTCAAAAGTCAAATCATCCATGAATGGAGTGATAGGGGTGGCGAGACGAGCAATGGCATGCATAGTGCCTCGAAACTCATCGCCGGGAACAAGCTCTTCACAATAAACAGGAACAAGAAAACCGGCATCAAAAGTGGTCTTGTAAGAATGTCGCATCTTAAACATAGACCGAGGAACCTCTGCGCGAGGAACCATAGAAAAGTCATGTGATGTAATTTGATCGTAAAGCATCAGGTTTCTTTCACATCCCGTTTGAACAAACCGGTACGAGCACGGGAATAAACTGTACGGGCTTCACGCCGTTGTGGCGTATCCTCGGAAATGCGTTTGGCAAAATCTTTTTCGTAATTTTGCTGGGCACGAAAACTCATATCAAGCGCAAGATCGGGTCCAATCTCCTTGAGAAGCTCCTTGTAAAAACGCGGAACTGGCGCAGGTGTACCCTGTGCAGTAATAACGCGAGCATGAGGGAAAACATCAGACATAAAAAAATCCTGAAACCATTTACGCCCAATACCCTTGGAACATACGAGGAATTCAGGATTCGGCATCACAAGCTCACCCGTTTCTGGATTAGCTGCCAAAGGAACCGGAGAAGCTCCAATACCGGTGACTTTCTTGGTAATGTAACGCGCAATATATGCGGCAGATTCAAAAGTAAGTGAACCGATAGTATGTCCGAACGGAAATTTAGACTTACCCCAGATTGAAGCAAGCTCAGGAGAAACGAAGATTTTATCTCCGCGGATTCCTTCGCCGTATTCGATTCGATCATGCCTGAAATCCATCCCAAATAATGCAACGTGAAAATGTGGACGGCGTTTTAATTCGCCATACTCACCAGCGGCAACATACCGAAATTTATGGCCGGCTTTTCTTAACCGCTTGAAAAAGAGTTGTAGATCACGCTTAACCAATTGTCCATGAGCAGGAAGGCTAAGATCATCATAAGTGAGAGTAAGAAAACAGTTGCTTTCATACATTTGGCTTTCGTGTGTGATTCGGATTGCCCACTCGCGAGAGTATGCCAGCCTGCATTCCATGCACTGGCCGCAGCGCAACGGAGAACCCGAAGCACTTATCCAGGGCGCGGAGCACATGCTTAGAGGCGCCAACCGCCGCGCATGGGAGTGATGTAGTTGATTGCACGGGTAAGCCCTGCAGAGCGCTCGAACGAACGGGCCGAGCTGTACTTAGAAACGGGGAAACGGTCCATAAAAACTCCTGTGATGATGATGAAAGGCCGGATGAGGGCTTACCAGAGGCAGGTGGATCCGAAGAGCCTGCATGAGCCAGTCCGGCCTTAATAGTAGACCCCAAACAAGGTTTGGTGTCAATGGGCACAGTTACATCAAGAGGGAACTGTGCCCGGCGTGGCTAGAGCCACGATATCAGCGACGTGCTGAGGCTGTTCGCACGTCATAATTCCACTTTCGTCATCGAAAGTACCGAG